TTCATGATCTTGATTTGATTAGCGGTCAGCCCTCCCTCTTCGGTCATCTTCTGGAAGGTGTCGAGTGTTTCTGTGGACTGACGCAGAAACTCCGAGCCGCCGTCTGTTGCGGTGGCGAGGAACTTCTGGAGTTTGTCCTCCGTGGCCCCAAGGTCGAGGCCGACCTTCACTTCCGGCTTGCGTGCGTTTTCGATGTCCTCACGCAATCCCTGTAGATACTGCTGCGCCGCCCCCTGTCCCGCCGCCTTTGCGTCGCCGCTACCGCCGGTGAAGATGCTGTTGAACGTGTTCGCGGCATTGGCCGCCGCCTGTTCCATCTCGGCGGCGTTCTTGCGTGCAGATTCCTCAGACGCCGCAACCAGCCCGGCACCGAACTGCTCAAGGTCTGAACTGATGTAGCTGCCCAGCGATTCAACGATTTTTCCGAGGCCAATCAGAATCATGTCGATGCCGCCCTGCAGCGCGTTGAACGCCGCACGGAGGCCTTCGGATGCCGTCAAAAGAATCTTGCTGGTCAGGTCGAAGACGTCCGCTGCGTATGAGAACGTCTCGCCCACAGGGCCGACTTGAGCCACGAACGTGTCGAAGATGCCAGCGAAATACTCTGCCCCTTGCAGGAGTACGTCGGTGATCGCGTTGGCGATGCCAGTGCCGCCTTCGCCCTGCGCCCCGCTCCACGTTTCGACAAACTTAAGGAACTGGTCTGTCACGTTCGTGATCGCCGGGCCAAGGTTCCCGATCACTTGGCCGGTGATTCCTTCGATGGTGGCTCGCACCAAATCGAAGCCGTCGTTCATGTCAGCCACGTTGTTGATCTGCGTCTCGCTGACGATGATGCCCAGCCGCTCGGCACGCTCCCGCAGTTCCTCAATACTGGCCGCCCCCTCGCGGAACAGCGGAGCCAGGGCCGCCCCTTGCTTGCCGAAAATCTCTACGGCCACCGCCGCACGTTCAGCCGTCGTGGGCAACTGCGAGATGGCGTTGCCGATAGCGGAAAACTGTTCTTCGGGGGCGAGCGTCCGCAGTTGAGCCACGCTCAGATTGATACCCTTGAGCGACTTGTCGAGCGCATCGCCGGGCGTCGCCTTGCCGATGTTCACGGCGAGCTTTTGCACCGCCACGCCGAAGGCTTCCGTGTCCACGCCCGCCATCTTGGCCGCAATGGAATAGCCTTGGAGTGCTTCTACGCCGATGCCGGTGCGGGCACTGAAATCGTTGAGCGTGTCGAGGGACGTATTGACGCTCGACGCCAGCGACGTGACTTGGCCGCCGACCCGCTGGAACACAGAACTCAAGGCTTGGAAGCCATCGACCAAAAGCCTGCCAATTTCAATGGCAGAAAGAATCCGCACGTTGGCGACGAGCGACTGAATGTTTTTGTCCGCTCCGTTTGCGGATCGCTCAATCTTGTCGAGTTCTTGGCGGGCCTTTGCGGCCGCCCGGTTGAACTGTTCTTGGCTCAACCGGCCAGCGTCCAGATGTTCCCGAAGCTCCTGCATCTGATCGCCGTACCGCTCTTGCGGCGTCAGGTTCGCTTGGATAATGCGTGCCGCCGCAGCGATTGCATCGGCGCGGTCTTTCTCGGCTTTTGCCGCAATCGCATTTGCGCCGCTTGCCTCTGCCTTTGCGCGAGCGGCGGTTTCCTCGCTGATGGCACCAGCGGCCAGCAGTTTGTTGACACGCTCAACCTCATCGGCTCGCTTTTCTTCAACCGTGCGATACTGCTCCGTGAGCCGCAGCCCCTCGGCAAGCGTCTGCTGATACTGCTTCTCCGACTCAGCCGCCTTCTCCGCTTCGCCCGTCGCCTGTGCTTTTGCGCGGGCGTATGTTTCTTCGGAAATCACGCCTGCCTTCAGCAGTTGGTCGATCTCTTGAATTGTCTTGGCGCGTTTTTCTTCCTCGGTGGCGAACTGCTCGGTCAGCCTCGCCCCGTCTTGCAGGAGTTTTTCGCGGGCCTTCTGCGCCTCAGCCTCGGCCCTCGCGGCCGCTTCGATTGATCCCGCGGCCTTCTCCCTTGCCCGCGTTGCGGTTTCTTCGGATATGGCCCCTTGGGCAAGCAACTTGTCGATGTTCGCCAGTTCGGCGGCTCGCCGCTCCTCGGAAGTGCGCAACTGCTCCGTGAGCCGTCGCCCTTCTTCAAGAACAGCGTCCCTCTCCTGCGCCGCCTTTGCCGCCGCCTCGGTTGCACCCGTAGCGTCTTCGATGGCTCGCTTATGCGTTTCTTCGCTGATCCTCCCGGCCTCAAGCGCAGCATCGATTCGCTCAATAATCTGCGCTCGTCGCTCGGCGTCGGTGCGGTATTTTTCGGTGAGGGCCGAAGCCTCGCTCTGAAGCCGATTCAATTCGGCAAGGCGTGTCTTTTCGGCCTCGGCGGCACGGGCGTTCTCCCCGCTGATGTCGGCCCGCGCGCGTGCCGCCGTTTGCTCGGTGATGGCCCCTCTCTCAACGAGGTCGGCAATCTCACGCAGTTGGGCGGCACGATCTTCCTCGGCGGTCGTGTACCGCTGCGTAAGTTCAATGCCTCGCTCAAACTCCGCGGCTGCCTGCTTTGCTTCCTCGGTCAGTGCGGCAAACGCCGCCGCGTACTCCTGCGGGCCAATCGCATCGGCTTTTAGTTGGGCGGCCAGATTGGCGAACCGCTCTCCAAACTGCTCCTGCGCGCGGGCGGCACCGGCCGAGGCTTCGGTCAGCGGCTTGAACACCGCCGTCGCCCGGTCGGCCTGCTTGGCAAGGTTGTCGAGCGCACGGTCAACGGGCGTGAGCGACTTTGCTAAGCCGCTCGCGTCGCCCGTGACCTTGAGTGCGAGCCCGAGGATGTTTGCCATGTTTACCCGCCGAGTGCCTGTTGGAGCATCCGAAGTTGGTCGAGCATCTGGTCGGTGTGCTGCGGCGGCTTCTCAATCGGTATGAAGTCGGACGCAGATGGTGCCTTGCCTTTCGCGGAGTGCGGTGCCAGCACCGCACTCACTAGCAAGCCCGTCTGCCGCCACGGATCGGGCATCGCTTGGAAGTAGCGGACGTATGCCATCCACTCCGCAAGCTCTGCCGAATCCATGCGGCAAGACAGTTCGCGCACCGTCATGCCGAGATGCCCCGCCAACGCGAACATGAATCGCCGCGTCGGCGAGACGTTCAGCCTTTTCCCAGTGCCTCGACATCCTCCTCGCTCATGTTGTTGTGCTTGATCGCCTCGTCGAACAGTCGGCCCATCACCGAGCCGCTTTTCTTCGCCAGCCCGGCGACTTGCTCACGCGAAAAGAGCAGTTCGCCCTTCTCGTCACACAGGACGCGGGCAAGGTACTCGGTGCGGAAGTTCTCCACGCCGGTTTCTTTCTTGCCGATCCACATGCGCTCGTAGGCGTCGCGTTCGCCGACGCTCATGATGCGGATATGAACGTCGCCGCCCCACTCTTTGACCTTCACTTTCTTCAAGCCAAGGTCATCGGCGGCGAGAATCTGCTCTGCGGTCAGTGCCATTGTGTTCCTCATTCGGGCGTGATCTTGAACGTCATCGCGTACCGTGCGATGTCGTTTACCTTGCCCGAGAGTTGCACCCGCTCGCAGACGGCCTTGGTCGAGAAGGTCAACCCGCCACCAGCGATGGCGAGCGTGGCCTTCCTGCCGTACTGGACTAGCGAGACGTTGGCAGTGCTCAGGCAAGAAATATCTATAGTGCCTGCGTCAAGCGTCCACGTGCTAGCACGCGCGAGCGGCAGGCTGCCGCCCGCGTTGACCTTGATCTCCACGACCTCGCCGAAGTTCGTGGAGTTCCACGACGCCGTAACGCCCGCGCACTGTGTTGCCATGACGGGCCTCCGTCAAGGCTTAGCGAGCAACCTTAAAGGTGGCCGTGCCCTTGATCACGTCGTTGACCGCAAACGTCAGGCTCGACGAGGCGACGGTAGCCGCCTTGCTGAGCAGCGACGCGGACGCGTGCGTGATGGACAGCGTGCCGGTCGAGGCATCTTCGATGATGGCCTTGCCGAGATATTCGATCACGACTTCGCGGCCGGTGTCGTTGGCAGAGCCGGTGAGCGGGCGGTCAATCGTCCGAACGCTGTTGCCAGCCGTCAGCCCCAGGTGCGACACGTCAATCTTGTCTTCGGTCGCCGGGTCGGCAAGGTTGTAGACAATCGACGTGACGGTGTAGACCGTGCCGCCGAAGGTGAACGTCGTTGCGGTGCTGTCGTGGGGAGTCACGGACATGGCTTCAAATCTCCTTCCAGAGAATCCCGAAAGTCATCTGTACGGTGTAAACGGGAGGCACGTCGCCGCCCGCCAACTGCACGAACCCGTCGCTTTCGTTTTCCAGCGACACGTTCGACACAACCGTATTTTGAAAAGTCCCGCCCCACCCATCCAGAGACACGCGGGCGGCGTCCGCAAGTTCGCGGACCCCCTCGTAGGTGGTCGCAAACAGGTCCACCGTCAGCATGACCATCGGCACGCCAATCGGGCCGGAAAGCGAGTGCTGCCGCTGGATGGACGTTCGCCGCCAAGTCACGAAGGGGAGGTCCGCGTCGGCCGGGGCAATGACCGGGTAGACCCGGCTCCCGACGATGGCCGTCACGGCGGCAGTCGTGACGAGCCGGTTGCGGACGGCGGCTTCGGGAGATTTGAACGCCATGCCTAGAGCCCCGAAATGGTTTTGGTGTCGCTGTACGTCAATGTGTCCAACGCCCGGCGAAGCGTGAGGTTCAACTCCTGCGTGAGAATTGACGCCACTTGCCCCTGCGTGTCCTCAAAGGCTGACCGCACGGGCGGGATGCCCATGAGCCCACCGGGCTTGACCGGCGGGATGACGATGGGGTCGCGGCTCGCCTTGAAGAACGCATTGGGATAGGCGGGGTCGGTCCGCACGCTGTTGTCGCCGGTCGGCACCATCTTGAACGGTCCGAGCTTTCTGAAGCTCGACGCGATGTATTGGTTCTGCCCCTTCTTGACGATGTGCGGCATTACCTCGACGGCGGGCTTCCCCGGCACGCGGCGCAAGTGGCCGCGACGCCCGTAGGGCTCAGTGGATTTCTTGTTGATCAACCGCTCCTGCGTGCCGAACTCCAGCCACCACTGGTGGTAGCCGCGATCCTCGCCCGCCCGCACCTTGCCGCCTTGGGCACTTTGCGAGGTAGTCTTGCCGCTGCGGCGGTAGCCGATCATGGCGACGGCGTTGCCGTCCTTCTGGTACTTCTTCACCAGAAACGCCGCGGCCCGTTTGAGGTTGCCCGTAGGGCCGACCGGCGTGAGTTGCTGCAGGCGTTGATACGCGGGCTGGATCGCCTTCTTGAGTGCGTCGTGCAGGGCGGTCGCGGTGAACTTCGGCTCGCGAAGATTCTGGATGCCGCGCCGCACGGCTTCCAGTTCGGGGAAATCCGCGGAGATTCTGATACCGGCAAAAGCCATCAGATATTCTCCTGACAGATGACTTCGTGTTCGCTGCGGTTGTTGTGTTCCAGCAGCGAAATGATTTCGAGCGTGCGGCCCCGCCATGCCAGCCGCATGTTTTGCGTCAGCCCCGGCACGTACCGCATCCGCACGCGGTGGCTGACTTCGGTGTTGGCCTGCCCGAACGTGAGCAGTTCGCGGGCGCTCATGCCTTCGACGCTGGCCCAGACCGCCGTGCTGTCGCTCCACGCCAGCACCGTTTCGCCAAGCGTGTTGGTGCTGCCGCTGGCGATTTGCACGGTGACGCGTTCGCGGAGGGTGCCGGGCCGGATCATGTGTAACTGCCCCATGAAACACTGTCGAGCAGCGACTTCACGCCGAACGGTACTTCGTTCGCGCTGACGTTATCGACGGCGGTGCGGCGTTCGTACCACGTTGAAATCAGCATCAGCATCGCGTGCTTGGCCCGCACGGGAACCGTTGAGCCATCGACGCCGAACCCCGCCCACCACGTCACGGTGATGCTGCCGGGGTCGTCGAGGTTCGACGGCCACGTTTGGCCGTACAGATTGCGGATCGCACCGGGCGTCGAGTCGCGGTCGACGCGATACTCCGAGGTCGCCAGCGTCGCGGTCTGCCCGGTCGAGTTGAGCGTGTACGTCACGGCCACGGAGGTCGCGGTGCCGTCCATCGCCATCGGCGGGCGGGGCAACTCAATCTCCGGCGGGAACTGGTCGAGCCGCATCTGGTACTGCGTGTAAACGAGCGTGCGGTCGATGTAGTCCTCGACCCACTCGCGGGCCGCACTGATGAGCGAGGCCACGTAGGCGTCGTCCTCGCTGCCGTCGATGCGGCAGTGGGCTTTGGCGTCGGCCAGCGACACCGGCTCGACGACCGGCTGCGTCACGCGGCGAAGGCTGCGAAATCTCATGGCTTCTTTCTCCGTCGCGAGTTGATGTCGGCGGTTTCGCCGCCGGGCTCAATCGCCGCTTCTTCGATTTCGATGGACTGCTGCCGCTCCACGACGGCGTACCCCCACGCGATCAGCCGCGCGGCGAAGTCGTCGGTCACGCTCACTACCTCGCCCGCCTTGTAGGCGGCGTATGGCCGGGACATTTTGATTTTCATTACGACGGCACGCTCCATGCAGAGTCGGGTTTCTTCATGGTGTTGGAAAACTCGGTGCTGTATTGGAACACCGGCTTGTCGAGGGTCTTGCCCGGCCACGTCACCATGTATTCGCCGTGGCCGAGGATCACGCGGGGCGTGATGTAGGGGCGGTTGCCCGCGGCGCGGAACTGCCGCCAGAACCAGATGTCGTCGTCGGTACGGCCTTCGGCCCACTCGCCGTCGCTGTTCGGCACACCTTGAAACCACGGCTTCGGCGTCCGCTTGAGGGCGGCGGTGCTGATGACGGTGCATCCGAAGTGCATCGTATCGACCTCTTGCACCGGCTCCGCGAACCACTCTTTCGGCAGCGTCGTCTTGCCGCTTTCTGGCGGGTTGTCGAGCGTCCCCTTCAACGTCAACATCGGCCTGCCGTCTTCGCGTTTCGTTTGCAGGCCCGTCAACGCGTCACACTGGAACGTCATCGCCATCGCGAACAACTGCTCAACGTCCTCCTTGGTAAAAAACGTGTCGTAGTCGATGGTCAACAGGTACTCGCATTTGTCGACGAATTGTTCAAAGACGCGTTGCAGGCATTGGCCCCAAAACGCTCCCGTGACTTTCGTGGGGCGAATCCCCAAGGGCATCAGCACCTGCGCCCACGTATAGAAGTTGTCCATGAACCCCAGCCGCGGAACGCTCATCACGGCTTCCACGCGAATGTCGCACTCGGTGTTGCCAACCCTGACGATCATGCAGACCTCGTAAAAAGAAAGCGGGCGGCCCCGGTGTGGAGCCGCCCGCTCAGGATTGCACGCTCGTCAAGGATTAGCCGACGACCTTGGAAGCCACGCCCTTCTCGGACGCGGTATCCGGCCCCTGCTCGCCCTTGCTGAGCCGGGCGTTGGTCACGATGGCACAGGCACCCGGCGGCGTGGCGTACACGGTGAGGTACCGCTTCTTGCCGCGGAGGTCGACGTCGAAGCGATGGGAGTAGCCCACGTTCGCTCCGGTCGTCGAGCCAGCCGCAACGGTGAAGCCGCTGCCGCTGACCATGCCGCTGACGTTCACCTGCCCGCTGCCCGCTGCGTCGCTGTCGGCCAGACGCAGCACCGAGGCACCGGACGACTGGGCGGCGGTGTAGGCCGAGAACAGTACGTCGATGGAGGCGTGGTCGAAACCGAGCGTGTCGATCTCCAGCGAGTGCGTGGCACCGGCGGCGACGCTCGCCTCAACCTTGCTGACACTCCGAGTCGCTTCTACATGATTCATGGGTCAAAAATCTCCTAGTGAGAGGTTGCTAGAGGTATCAGCCGAAACGGAGAGCCACGACCGGACCGGCCTTGCTGGTCGAGCCGAGGTCGTGGACGACCATCGCATTGCGAGTGGTCGCAAAGGTGAGCGTCTGGTCGAACTCGATGTACCGCTCGGAAGCGGTGCGGATCGAAACGGCCCGCCGCTCGCCGAACGTCGCGGCTTGCGAGAGGTCGCCGAACAGCGCGGCCACCTTGCCCGTGGTGCCGGTAAGGCCCGACTCCATGCTGTGAACGAGCCGCACGGGGTAGCCGAGGAACCGCTCGCCAAAGCCAGCGGCCACGTCGGCCGAGGCGTTGCCGCCGGGGGCAGCCGAGCCGCCGGGGAGCATGGCGAGCCGCAGCATCGCGGCACCCCAGCCAGCCGGAGACACGTACCATGCGGCGTTGCGGCGAGCGTAGAGCGGCAGCCGAGCCAGCATGTCGGTGAAGTTCTTGAGCGTCAGCGAGTCGAACGTCGAATTGCTGGTCGCGGTCAAGACCGACGCCGAGTAGGCCGACTGCAGAATCTTCGTCGTGATGCCGGTCGTGCCGTGGTACTGGCTCGACCCGTCACCGATGAAGCCCGCGTTGTCGAACGCTTCGGCAAACGCCTGAGCCACCTCGACCGCCATTGCGTCAGCGAGGTCGATGATGGAGTCTTCGAGGAGCGAGTTGGGGACGCGGTTGGCGATACCCCAAATCTTCGCGTTCAGTTCGATGTTGTCGAACGTCACGTCGCTCGCGGACACCTCGACGTTCTCGCCAACCGGACGGGCGGCAAGGCCACCGGTGCGGCGGGCGACGACGAGCGTGTCGCTGTTCATCGACACGCGGCGGGCGTACTGCGGAAACGCACCGAACTCCTCGACGAGCCGGATGATCTCGTTGCTCATTTCGGGAGCGACGAGCACGCCGCCGAGGCTGTTGATGCCACCGGCCTGGGCGCGAGTCTCGACGCCGTGATCCTTGCACCACCGGCGGGCTTCCTCGTCACCGAACACGAAGCCCTTGATGTGCATACCGGCACGGTAGGCCGACTCGGGGTTGCTGAACGCACGAAGGTTGTTGTGAGCCTTCGGCACCGCGTACTCGCGCTTCTCCACGGTCGTCTCCTTCACCTCGGGGGTTTCGATGGCCTTGGCGGAAGCGGAACGCTCCAGCACGGATCGCAGGTTCTTTTCCTTCTCGTTGACCTTCTCAAGAAACTCGATGCGAGCCTTGATCTTGTCGGCACGCTCCATGAGCGAACGGAGCGAATCTTCTTGCGCCTCAGCCGCGGCGGGGTCGGCAGCGTCGCCTTCGGCGGCGGGTGCGTCCTCGGTTTCCATCGCAGCCTGAATCTGCGCGGTGATGTTCGCCAGCTCGTCGAGCAGTGCCTTGATCTTTTCCACGGCGGAATCTCCTAGTGCGGTATTTGGCGACGCGGACGCATCGCCTACGCACGAACCTATGGCCTGACCCCACCACCCATCCAGAAACGCGGCGGCGGTGTTTACTAAGTAAGAAATGCCGCCCGCCTGCGAATCTGCTCCGCAGGCACGACCGACTTCGCGGTGTGGCCGCAGCACGGGCAGCGCAGATAGCGAGTTTGATACTCGCCGCGTGACTGGCTCGACACGACGCCGAGGCGGGCCTTGCGGCACCGCTCGCATACGTCGCCGGATTTAGCGGCCATGCTGCCTCAAGAAGTCGCGGTAAAACGCGGCACGCGTTTCCAAGTGTCGGCGGGCCTCGTCGTGCAGCCGCCGCTCCTGCCGGAACGCATCATACGAACGCTTGGCAACTGCCACGTCGCTGTCGGGGTAGGCGGGGAACGTGGTCGGGGAAACGTCGATCAAAGAATCGACGCGCTTGATCGTCCGCACGCTGCGGCCTTCCTCGACGCTCCACTCATCGCCGCCCGGCGAGACTTGGAACGCGAACGACGAGCCCTTCACGATCCCGGCCCGAATGTTCGCGGCGATGTCTTTGCCGTAGGTCGTATCCGGCACCGGGAACTCGTACCGCAGGCCCACGTCGTCCACGGTCAGCCGCAGCGTCTCGGGGTAGCGGGCGAGGGGAAAGTTCGGGTCGTGGTTCCACAAGGCCCGGGTCTGGAGCGGCTTCTTGCGGCCACGCCGCTCGGAGACAAGGCCGAACGCGCCGGGGTCGAGCCGTTCCACAAAGTCGCCCAGGTCGAGCGACAGCACGCCAAACTTCGCGGCGTACCCGACGATCCACTCACGGGACTCGTCGCTGCCTTCTTCGCTCCGCGTCTCGACCGCGAGCAGCGGCGTGTCGGATTCAACCTCGTCAAGGATCAGCGAGCGGCGTTCGATTTCAGCCATTGGATTCTTCTCCTGTCTGCTTTGGTTTGCGTGACCGTTTGGATCGCATGGGGGCG